ATTGAGTTCTACGAAATCAAAACCAAGAAGGGTAGAGTGTCTAAGCTTCAGGAGTATCGTTTAAAAGAATTAAGACAATATGGATTTACCGCAGAAATACACAGGGGATGAACACTACTACGAAATGGAAGAATCATTTCTAGAAGACCTTGAATCTTTGCCTTCGCTTTACAGTGCAGGAATTATAATGCAACTAGACAACTTAGCTGAAGACATGTATCAAAGAAACAGAAAGTCTGTGCCAACTAAAAGGATTGGTAAGGTTGCTGGAGTTGTAGCAATGGACGACCCACTTTTTTTTAGTGTGGAATACTTAAACAGCAAAACAATGCACCCACTGTTTTATAAATTTAACATCATAGACAGTGACCAATACTTAGATTACATTAACCTAAATAAAACTATCAAACATGAAGCTTGAATTAATTGAAGATTTAGTAGTAAGAGAATTTCAAAATGATTTTACTATTCCAGTAAGAACCCAAGAGAATGTATACCAGAGAGCTGTATATTATAGAATATGCAGAGAGTTTACTAATAAATCCTTAAAAGATATAGGGTATTCAATTGGCAGAGACCACGCTACAGTCCTGCATGGTATAAAAATATTTAAAAACTTTGAGCTGTGGGGAGAGGAAAGACTATTAGATTCCTATTTAAAAATTAAAAATAAGGTTCAGAAAAAGAAAGATAAAGAGTACCGCTCGGCTTTAAATCGTAAGCAGACATACAAGCTTTTACTTAACCAGTACATCAACCTCAAAGAAAAAAATTATAAATTAAAACAATCATTACAAAAAATTTCCTAACTTAGAATTAGAAGTGAGCTTAGATAATGATTATAACACCGCTCGATAAGAAACGTCTTCAGAACATTAACTTTATAATGGCTGATATTCACGACTCAGTTAATCAGATATACGAAACTTTAGTAGACCAAGAGTATGACGAGACTCGCAAAAGTATTCTCACTCTTAATAGTAAACTCAAAACTATTAATGAATCTATTAACGAAGAGCTCTAATTAACTATAACTTTATTTCACCTCATCTTCTTACTCCTCTTCTAGCTCTACGCTGAGTAAGTCTTCTACGAGTATTGGTTCTGGGGTGTAACCTGTTAGGAAGAGAATCTGGGTTAGAAGTTTCTTTCTCAAACTCCTTCGCCATCTCAGGCTTATTAGTATACATCCATCTACGCTGTGCTTTACTTTTGAATGGCATAATTAATCTATATCAAAATCTGTTTTTAAATCAAGGTCTAGGCTGGTATCAAAATCAAAATCTAATCCTTTACTTTTCTTACCAGAAGAACCAAACTTTAATTTCTTAGCTTTTTTCTGAGGCCCACTTATAGCATACTCACTAAAGTTAAATATTCTAAGCACGTCTTCTCCTGCCCCATCTGTTTCCCCATTGATAACTTTCTGTAAATTTTTAACCCACTTCTCTCCAATACTATAAGGTAAACCATTCCTATTTATAAAATCAAACATTTCTTTATACGCTTTATCATAATCAGATTGTTTACCCGTTCTGCTAGCTCTACCTACAGCATTAACAATAACCGCAAAATCTGTAGCTGTTTCAAAAAACGGAAGAGAATTTGTTTGTCTCCACCATGGTTTATCTTCATATGCATCAGCAAATTGAGTAAATACTTTACCCCAAAGGAATAAACCATTCATGTTACCTATAAAAGCTGCTCTCATTAATGAGTCTTCATCATCATCTCTTCTGTCTCTCGCAAGTCCAGGAAATCCGAGAGATGTATAAGCAAATAAAGCAGGCATAAATGCATGATAAAATGCTAACTGAGAAAATGCTTGAACAACATTAGGAGCGTTTTTATTTTTATCACCTTTAGCAAATCTTTTTGCCGCTCTTATCATTTGTCTATACGCTGTTATCTCCCTTCTTAGATATTGCTTTGGCGTTGTCAAGAACATGTTTAAACCACGAGAAAATGGGTCTCTGTTTTGATGAACATCCCTATCCTGTAAATCATAAGATTGTTGAGTAGATTTTACATCTTTTTCAAACTTTCTTATAGCATAATCTATAGCCTGCTGTTCTGTGGCGTTTGGATTTTCTTTTTGAAACTTAGCTTTATAAAAAGAATAATTAGGAAGACCTCCCATTAAAATTGCGCTTCTATCGGCTACTTTAATCATACCCATTAAAATATCTATAGCAAAGTTTTGAGTTGGTTTTGGAATAAAGCTTTGAAATCTCTCTGGGTTATATGTTTCTATGTTACGCAATATACTTGTAGCGGCTCTGTCTTTTAAATAAACTGAGTTTTCTAAAACTTCTTTGTAAACTGAAAGTTGTTGAGTTTTATTTTTAGCTGAATATTTAATCCAATTAGCAGGTCCAACCTCTGGTTCTAAAGCAAACGTAGGAATAGAAGTAAGCTGTTTAATTGCTATTGCAGGTGAAAGCATTAATCTAGAAACTTGAAAAACATTATTAAAAAAGTTAAGAATTTGTGTGCCAAATAAATTTAATTGTGACTTTCCAGCCATAGCAATATTGTTAATCATATTATCAATTAACTTATAAAATTTTTCACCATGTATGCTTTCAATTATAATTTTAGCATCTTTGTTTGTAAACAATCTTGATATAGTTTGCAGATTTTCAGCATAAGCATCAAAATATTCCATGTCCTGCGTGTATTCCGTCATCGCATCTACTAACGTACTGTTTTTAATTTTATCTGTGCTTTTAACTCTTAGTTTTGTGTAGTTAGAACCAACTGTAGCATTGTATTTACTTGCTCCTTTTAATAAATGAAACTCTTCTGTTTTTTCTCCTTCTCTTCTAATAGGCCCTGCATAGTATTTGTTATAAGGCATATCAGTGTAATAAATTCTTTTATATGTTTCATTAAACCTTTGATGCATAATAGGATAAAACTCCTTGACCTGCCACTCACCAAATGCTCTAACTCTATCATCTAATTTTTCATTCATTTCTCGCATTACTCTTTGATACTCCTCACCATACATGTTTTTAAATGTTGGGTGTAAAGCAGGGTCGTTATACTGAAAAACCATATAACCTATTTGTTCTTGAGATAATATAATTTCATTACGTGCTAGTACGTCTCTAAGATTATTTTTGTTTTCATCATTTCTATTCTTATCATATTTAGATTGAGCCGCCTCAACCTCTTGTGGGTTTTTATAAAATATATTATCAGTTTGATTTAAATTTTTTAGAGTTAATCTATAATTTTTACCATAATATTTTATTAAATTTTCTTCCAGTAATAGTGAAAAGTCAAGCATCCTGCTTTTGTATTGCCTTGTAGATTCGTTAACCTTTGCTGTAACTATTTCTTGAAGCTGACCTCCAAACACAACGCCAGGAAATTCAGCTAATTGGTCAATTAATCCAGTTAAATCTTGAGCAGCTCCAAACCCTATAACATTACTAAAATTTCTCATCAATCTTTTAACTTTTACAATTACGTTATTGCTCAATTTTTCTTTTTCTGCAATCCCTTCTCTTGTTTGCGAAAGTTTTTCTACTTCTGTTTTAAAGTCTTTGTCATCTGGATTTAATTCTTGCTTTGTTGTTTCTTTAATAAGTATAGATAGGTTTTGCATATACTGTTTATGCTTCTCTTGTAGTATACCTGCCTGTATATCTCTACCTCTTACTACTATGTTTTCCAGTTGTGCGTATGCTCTTGTTAAGTTTTCAAGTCTTGAGATATCAGTGGGGTCTTGCAGCATCGCCTCATTATAATTCAGTGCGGTTGTAATGTCAGCAATCCTCATTAAAGTTTCTGGAGTCAACTCTTGGTTTTCTGTATCATTATTGCTTTCTAATAAACTTTCAAGCTCAGCTCTTAATTTATCCTGTGTCTTCTCTATAACCTCAACATCAGTACTTGTTACCAGTAAAGATGCAATGGTTTTTAATCTTTTTTTTGTATCAACATCTATCTTAACTCCTTTAGGTTTTCCCGAAACAACAACTTCATACTTACCATTTAACAATCTTTTAATTCTGCTAAGTACGTTTTTGTTGTTAAGCTTAGTTACAATTCCCTCTATCTCATCTACAATGTTTTCTAAATTATTTCCTTTTAAATCTGCCGTACTTAGGTCTTGAATTTCTCTAACTATATCTATTACCTCTGATTTAGTAAACAAAGACTTAGGAAGATTTCTTCTTAATAAATTTATAAGTATCTGTTGTTGACTTTTAACAGTTGTAGCACCTTTCTTTTTATCTCTAAGACTTTGTCTAGCTTTTACTATTTGGGCAGTAACTGTTTGAGATGGTCTTGCTTCGAGTATACTTGTAAGGTCACTAAGCATTTGTGCTTGAACTGTTGATAAACCTTTTTTAGTTTTGGTCTCGCCTTTTACTTTATAAGTTTCAGCTAAACCTTTAAACTGTGGCCTTTCCATTAAATAATTAATAACTGAATCAGCTTCAGCCGTTTTACTTAAAGGTTTTTTCTTGTTAGCTTTTCTTTGTTTTAAAATAAAAGTTTCTAATTGTAAAAATAGTTTTGTTCCAGCAGCATCTCCAATCTTTTTAAAACTATCAGGCACTCCTCCTAATGTTAAAGACTGGATGTCTAATATATCTTTAATCTTTGTTTCAGAAAGTTTATACTGTCTTCTAAGTGTGTCAACTATAAGCTCTTCTCTTACCTTTCTATCTCTTAACTGGCTTGCAATGTCTACATAGAAGTCATCGCTTCTCTGACCTCTGCCCGTCAATTGATTTGTATCAATTTCGTATGGGTTTATAAACTTATTATTTTTAGTAACATAAAGCGAGCCACTCCTAGCTCTTGCCACTCCATATCCTAATGGCTCTGCTGCCTTTCTAAATTGAAACTCATCTACCATTGGATTAGCAAACCCTGCTGTATCTACATTATAAAGCTGTGCAACCTCTTGTATTGTTTTCTCTCTTTGCTCTCTAGGTGTAATTTTTTCTGGAATTTTACCTACAAACTGTCCACCCATTGCAGATTTCGCTGCTCGGCTTTTTGGTCTTTTACCAATAGGAACAGTCGAAGCATCTTTACCTTTACCTACTGCATCTGGAAAAACTAACCTAACATCTACCGCTTTATTAAAGACCATCAAAGGTTTACCAGATAGTGTAAACGGGTATGATGGATGATAATTTGGGTCACCCTCTCTTACCTGTACTACTTCAGAGTTCTTATCAAACTGTATAGCAGAAACAATATCACCATACTCTGTTTTTGTCAGAGTAGGGTCATTAACATAATCAAGAACACCTACATCGCTTTTAGCCGTAGGGGTTAGTGGTGGAATTCCAAAATCTTTTAATGAAGTTGCAGAAAAAAACTTTTCTGTAAATAATCTTCTTTCAGCATAAGTTAATTTCTGATTACTCCCTATAGTTTCAATGGGCATTAATGTATTAAGTTGTTCTAGGTTTGTTAATTGTAGTGGCTTTCCTTTTTTTTCTAACACATTTTTAAGTGAAGGTAAAGCAAGTTTTTCATTTACATAATTTAAAAGCTCATTAGGGTTTGCTCCTTTATTAATTGCATGGGCTATTTCAGCGTTTAAATATTGATAAAAACTTAAGCTTCCTGTTATTCCTGTATCAGCTTGCATCATTACTAATCCAATACCATCGCTTTCTTTTACTTTGTTTAAAACTTTTTGAGCACTGTCGTTATCTGTAAAAGCCCACGCATAACCAGACCCATACGGATATAAGTAGCCTCCATAAAAATTAAATTCTAAACCTGAAGGACTTTTAGTTAAACCATATGTTGATTTGTCTGCCGCATACACAAATGCAGTTGCTCCACTTAAGTCATTAATACTTCCGTATTTAATAGAACTCATATCTATACCACCCCTGTTTATCTGATAAGAAGTTTTTTGTTCTCTTCCTATTGTTCTATCAGACTCTTTAATGTTTGATGGGATTACTCCACTAGCATTTGGAACTAAAGTTCCAGGCTCTAATATTTCAATATCTGCTTCTGTTATTTCATCTCCAGTTGCAATCTTACCTGCTAAAGTATTTAATAAATCTACCACATCTGAGTCTTTCTGCGTGAACTCAGAAATGTTTATATTTAAACCAATCTTATTGGCAAGCTCTTGTAGGAATTTAATTATTTTGTTTTTCTGCGGCTTAGTAAGTGTTGCATACTCTGAAGACATAATACCCATAAGCTCAGCTAACCTTTCTTCATTCTGTAGCTCAGGATTATTATCATATTTTGCAGCAAACTCATCTATTCTTCTAGCAAGAGGACTGTTTTTTGGTAATGCTTTTCTAACTGACCTCATCATGTTCTCAGCTAGCTTAGCTGCTTCAGCATCTGTTTTAATTTTACTTAGTAAAGTTGCATGAAATATTTCGTGGGGCACTGTTGTCGCAAGAGCTTTATTTAAATCAACATGTATAACATTCTCATTAGTGTCATAAAAACCTCTGTTTCCTGCTGGAGCAAATCTTTCAAACTCAGTTGTACTTTCGTGTAATATTATTTTAGTTTCAGGAAAAAGTTTCTGTATTGCTTTTGCTCCTGTTTTTGCTATTCTTTTAACTAAGCTTCGTCTTGTTGTTTGGTCAGGCTCTAGGTTATCTGGTTGCTCATTAGTATTTATAATTAAATTTTCAGAAACCTCTTCAACATTTTCAGTTTTTTTATCACCAAAGAAAGTGTCCGTAGCGCTTTCTTTTGTTTCTTGTACGGGAGGAGCAGCTGATTCAGCTTCTTCAACTACCTCTGTTATGTCTTTAGACTCTTGCTGTGTAGCACCTTTTACCTGTGTATCTGTGGTAGGCTCGTTTATTTTGGAAAGCTTTTCATTAATCTGTTGTATCTCAAGGTTGTCTTGTTTAACTGAGCCAAGGTTCTGGTCTATTGGAGGTGCAGTTCTGTCTTCTAAAATTTTCTTTCTTATTTTTAAATCCATAGCCTCAGCAAAATTAGGATTATCAATACCCCCTGGCAATTCATTTGCTAACCCTATAGCTAATTCATAGTCTGCTTTAATCTGTTTACCCTGTTCTGTAGTTATCTCTCCACCATTAATCTCCATCTTTATAAGATTTGTTAAAGCTGATTGAGATATTTTAGGATTATTTTTTATCTCTCTAAATATTTGTATTTGTTGGTCAGTTAAGTTTGCAAATTTATTTTCACTAACAGCTGATGACACTGCTGGTATTGTTCCCAAAACAAACCCACCTACAGCTTCTTGAGCTGATGCATAAGCAACTTGACCTAATAAAGCTGCAAGACTTTCAGGGGTATCAAATAATTCCTTCCCTTTAATAAGGTTATATAGAGATTTAAATCCTATATCACTAAGCTCTTGAGCTGCACCAGTTTCTGCTTCAGCAAGTGTTGCTCCCCCTAATACTAAAGCTCCTTTGGTTGCAGAGTTTTTAACTTCTTGGTCTAAAAACTGTTTAAATGTTCTTGCTGAACCTCCTTTAGGCATTTTATTTAAGACCTTTGTTAATACATTGGCAACAAACCCACCTTTGTCAAATATATTTCTAAAACCTTTATTTTCTAATACCGCAACTGTAAGGGCAGCTGGTACTTTAAATAAAATTTTTTCATTTTCACTTATGTTTGCAAAATCAGGATTGTTACTCATCTGCTCATCGAGCTTACCAGATGTAAGCATAAATAAACTTGCTAGCCTACCAGGCCCAGCAAATAAAGATGGTATAGATTCTGCTACACCTGATAATGCTCCTAACCAAAAACCTTTTTGTTTTGTCGCTGCATATTGTTCAGTAATTGATTTACCTCCTAATCTTTTTTGCCATCCATCTCTTATATCAGTTATAATTCCGCCTTGTCTAACCCCATCTATCTCTTCACCATACTTCACATCTTTTATATACCTGTCTTGTATTTTCCCTTGGATAACATCAAACTCACTCCTATTATTTAACATAGATTTTTTACCAGAATCTTTTTTATAAAACTCTTTTAAATCATCAACACTCATGTCTTCTAATTCCTCTTCAAATGGTGTAGAGTATTCTAATAATTTAGCTGCACGCAAAATTTCTTCTTTAAATTTATCATCACCCATCTCTTTTTGTAAATCCACTGCTCCCGGAAGACCAAGCTTTAAAGTTAAAGCATAGTTTGCCACTTCAGAAATTGGAGTACTTACACCACTTGCCAAGTTGTACTTCATTAAAAGACCAAAGTTTCCTTGCTCTTTCTGCATGTCGTAATATGCTCCAACCGCTGTGTTTAATTCTGCTTTTTGTAAATCTAAATTATCTCCTTCTTCTAATAACTTTACCCCTGCCGCTTCATGTAAGTTAACTCTGCTGTTATAGTCGTCAATTTGTTCTTGATTCATTGACTCCTTATTTTCAAAATCTTTTTCTAGCCTTAGACTGTTTGCGCTATATTGTTGAATACCTTCATTAAACCTGTCTTGTCTTTTAGTTATAGAAGATAAAGTGTCATCCATCTCTTTATTATTTCTAAACTTTATTTCGTTAGCCTCATACCCAATTACACTTTGTGCAAGTGCAGAACTTTTCTCTTTGTTTTCTTCTATAAATTCTAGCAATTCTTTAGCACGTTTACCTTCGTCTTGAAAATTTCCTATGTTAATTTTTATTGTAGGACCATCATCAAATCCATTTTCTCCTCTTGCTGAAACTTTAATTTTTTGCCCAAGAATATCTGCTTCTTCAAATTTAAAACCTTGGTCTCTATACAAGTAGTTTAGTTTTGGTACAATAAAACTTTCATTTTTATTCAACAAATCCTTGACATCTTTAAACTCTTGAGATAAATCGTTTACCCTTGATAGTTCCGTATCTGTAGAAACTATTTCTCCTTCTCTTTTTTTCTGTTCTTCTATGTTTGTATTATCAAAACCTTCAACCGGTTTTATAAGAGCATCTCTTTGCTCAGTTAAAGATTCAAGCTCTATCATTGCAGGGGTTTTCTCTGCAGGTTTACCTAAAGGATACAATTTTTCTTCTTCTTCAGATAAAGGAGTTTCAGCTTCTGTTTGAATTTGTTTTTCAAGGTCAGCTATTTGAATAGAAAGAGTATCTATTTTACGCCCAGTTTGTAGCTCTGGGTCTTTTGATAAATCCGAGCCACCAGTTCCCGAAGGTGAATCCATAGGTTCGTCTTCGATTTTTTTTTTTGAAGAATACTGGTTGGTAAAAGTTTCTTTGTCTTTTGAATAGAGCTTTTTATCGGTGACCACATTATAAACTTTATCTACATATTCAGGCTCAGCAAACTGCACTTGAAAGTCTTCCAAGGATTTGGAATAAAGTTTTTTATCTATTAATACGTTATATAATTTTTCAATTTCTTCCATATTAATCTAATATAAATTCTTCTTCAACATTAACATCGCCTTCGTATGAATAATCTGGGTTACTTCTTCTAAATAAAGCATAAATCTCATCTTCACTTCCAGCTATCAATGCTGTTTTTAACAACTCCAATCTTTCTTTCGTTACTTCCTTTCCTAAGTTTAATACCGCTGTGTTACCATTATAAACTATAACATTCTTGTCATCATCTTTTTGAATATTTAAACCAAGAGGTGTAAGTATAGTTTCGATTTCAGCATCAGTATATTCATCACCTTCGGTTGGTGTTGCAAATACTCCGTTCTTTGTAAATAAATTTTTTGTTAAAAAAGTTTTTGCTTCATCTATTTTAATAGCATTTTTTAATGCTGTTTCTTCATCATAAATTCTTTTTAATTCAGCTGCTGATAATTTTTCTGGAATGTCTGTAAACATTTCTCCACCTAATTGTTGAGCTAAAGCTTCAAAGTTTATATTACCTTTTGCGTTAGCAAGAAGTATTCCTAATGTATTCTTATCTATTCTTTGACCACTTCTCTGTGCAATTAAAGTTAAATCTAATATTCTTTTAATATTATCATCAGTCGAGTCTGTTGTTACAGCCTCTACCTCTGTATAATCTGAAGCAAATTTTAAATCTTTTTTAAAATTATCAATTATTATTTCACGGTCTGCATCACTCACATGAAATTTGCCTGATAAATCTTGATAAAAAATACCTGGATTTTTTGCCTGTAATCTTTTTAACTTTTCTTCATCTAGTATACCTCCGACTAAATATCCACCTGGTAATTTTGCGTAATCGTAATTTATAACCTTATCATCTTTTGTAATTACATTAGCTGAAGCGTACCCCATCAATTGATTTATTTGAGCTAACCCAGCTTCAGCAGCGTTAGTTAATGCTGCATCTGCTTCTGGTCCAGCAAACTCACCAATAGTTTGAGAACCATCTTTAAGTGTTATGTCTTGTATACCTGCTTGTTTTAAAGCGTTACTAACTAAGCTTGTAGTATCAGTAGGTCCACTCATTTTCATGTTAACATCATTAAAGAATTGATTAATTAACATTGCTTCAGCTTCTCCGTCTTCATTAACCTTTACTAGACTCGGCTGTTTTGACTCAGGGTCTAACACCAAAGTTACATTTCCTAAATCTGCAAAAGATTGTAGCTGACTTAATCTGTACAAGTCTTGCTTACCTAAAAGTCCTGCTTCTTTTTTTTCTTCTAAATCATTTATTAAAGCTGTATAGCCAGTTAAAGAATCAACCATCATCTTTCCACCAGAATTTAAGTTTGCCATTTGAATATCATGGGTACGCTTATCTATTCTTCTATTTGCAAAGTCAGATTGTATTTTAGCTGCATCAGTACTATACAGACTAGAGGCTTCTCCTAAAAATGAATTAAACTCTGCGTTGTAGCTGCTAGGCATTGTAGCCAAAAGCTCTGCAAAATCTCTATTAGATTTAGCGACTGACTCTTTATCGTCACCTTTTTTCTTTTCATATGCTCTTAAATCAGTACCAACTTTCTTGGTTATCTCAGACATGTCTATCCCTAGCGCATCTCCTGGTCTTAATCTTTCGTATCCGTAATATGCCATATATTAATATTGTATTTGTCCACTTAAATCATATCTAAATGCTTCTGGGTCTATACGATTTGTTAACCCTGATTGAGTAGAAATTAAAGGTGTTGGCGCTGTAAACTCTATAGGTTTAAATTGTATGGTATTACTCAAAATATTATTTGCATCTAAAATATTATTAGTATTGCTTATGCCAGATTTAAAAATATTTTTTTGTTCAGCTCTTACTTGGCCAGCTTTAAATTCATCGGTCTTCATATACCTGTCTAGCTGTCTTTTAGACTTTCTATCTGCTCTATTTGCTATCCCTTCTGGTGTAGATTCAAAAAGTCCAGACGTTGCTAAACTAGTTAACCCTCCTACACCTTGTTCAATACCTTTTCCCATATTGTATTGAGCCATTAATGCTGCGTCTTGAGCAGCTGCCTGAGCTCCTGTTGCTTCACCTAAATCTACACTAGCTCTAGCTGTACCTAATCTTGCATCTTCTTGCGCTACCAATCTCTCTAGCTGTGACATTTCTTGTGACATTGATGCACGCTGTTGAGCCAGTGCGCCTTGCTGTGCTTGTAAAACTCTACCCGCTGTAGCTGCTGCACCTCTTTGGTCTCCCTCCACCCCAGCTTGTATTGCTGATGCAGCTGCTTGATTCAATGCTTCTCTTTCTAATTCGTAAGGTTCTTTAGCTATTGACAGTCCTTCCATGTAGTTAACCTCAAGTTCTTGTTTAGCTTGTGCCAGCGCACGTGCTGCTTGTCGTTGAGCTTCTTTCTCCCTATCTCTTGCTTTACCTGCTTGTATAAAACTAAATACTGAACCCCCAATCTGAGCACCTGCTGCTACTAAGGGAATAATTAAAGGTACTGCCATAATAATTTTTTATACTTACAAAGATACTAATTTTACGGATAGCTTTTCATTACTTCGCTTTCTACAGCAAAGAGTTCCGTAGCCTGTGTATTAAAGTTAGTAATAGTAAATACACAATAATGCCCCAGTAAACCATGAGACTCTGCCTCTGAGCTTTTGATAAACATAATGTAAGGATTGTCCAGCGGAAACACTACAGTGTCAGCAGAGGTTGTGCTTACTATCAATTGATTAATACCATTTTGTAAATCTATATTTATTTGTGTTACTATTCCTCCAAAAACAACATCAGTATATTGAGGAACTGCGTGATACACATAGTCACCTACACTTATAAAGTTTCCTATAGACACTAATGGGTCAGTAGAAAAACTAAGGGTGGTTGTTCCTTGAGTTATAGCTACACTTGATGTCTTACCTATACCATTAGCAGACCTCATAGCGTATTGCCCTTTTAAAGCGGGGACTTCACCTCTTTGTCTTAGGTATGCAAACCATGCACCTTCTTTTTTCTCAAACCATCCATCCTGCATAAACCCGTTTATTTGTATGTCAGTTTCAAGGTATGACTGCCACGCATCGTTTGACTCTAAATTTAAAGTTTTAAATATTTTATTCTCTAAAGGGTTTTGATTAAACACACTTGTAATCTGTGAATGAAATTGTTGTCCGTAATAATTGTTTCTTAAAGGGTTGGTGTTGTGTTGAAATAAATTACCACCTTTAAATGTGTAAAAGAAATTATTCATTCCTATCATATACTCTGGTATATAAGAGTAAAAGGATGGCCATCCCTGTGAGTTTTGACTATAACTAACTGTCCACTCTGTATCTACCGGTGACGGTATTGGAGGTACAACACTAGGAGGTGTTACAGGTGTAGGTGTGGGGGTTGGTGTAGGTGGACTGGAAGGATTACAATCTGTTGAAAATCTTAGGTTATTTTGTCCTAAAAAATATGCTCCATTAGTAGATAAAGGGTAGAGTGTTTGATAACTTATAGCTCCAAAATCATTATTGACATTTAATGTTATAGTGCCAGAATAAAATTTGTAAACATTCCCGTCTAAAGCTGTTGCCTCTCTCTCAACCTCAGTATTTCCAGTATATGAAATTAAATTTTCTTTTCCATTGTTTAAAAAAGCAATTGGCCACTCTGCTGGTACGCCTGTTATTTGATATACCCCAGTGTTAACTTCATATATTCCAAACTCACCATTAATTACATAGAAATTTGCAGTAATATCTTGAAAAGTTAATTCATTAACCGTAAGTATATTGGTAAAACTCAAACAATATTGTGCTGTTCCAGGAGGAACTGGAGGAACTGGAGGTGGAGCTGGTGGTGGAGCTATAGCTGCTAAACAAGTTGCGCAATCAGCAAACACTTGTTGTATATCTTGAATATCTAAAGACGAGGTACTACTTGTACTAACACCATTACTCCAACATATAGATTGATAAGCCATAGTGTTGGGCCACGCAGTAAATCCGGCTGGAGCTCTAAATATTTGTTTCTGACTTGCCGCATTACAATTCTCATACTCATAATAAATATAACCCGCAATAGGAGTAGGGTCGGCAGTCCCACAATTCGTATCACATACTAACCCTTTAGTAGTCCACTCTCCACCAGTTCCATTAGGTATTATAGTATCCTTTGAAGGATTATCCAAACAATATGTAGCAAAAGTGTTAACAGGTACGTCAATTTGTATTTCTTTCCCGTCACAACAAGTAACTATCCATGAACAAATTGCGGTATTGCTCCCCACTGTATCAATAGGACACGAAAAACGTACTGACAGACAAGCCATATAAATATTATTTGATTACAAATTTACGAATTTATAAATTAAGGTTTACAAATCACCTCCCCAGTTCCCAGTGCCATAATGATACGTTTGAATAAAATCAAAATTAAATTTCCCAACTGGATTGAATTGAGCATAAGGCAATACTTTATGCGGTATATTATTGTCTTTTACAAAATTAGACAATGCAATAGGACCAACTATTTCTCTAACAAAACTACCTTGCGGTCTTCCTTCTATTTCTTTTCTATTTAAAATATCAGGTAAATTGTTTTTAATATTTACTTTTAAACTTTCTAGAAAAATATTCCATAATCCAGATGGAGGAGAAACTATAAAACCATTTTGATAATCTTCATCTCCTGCAGATGACTCTAATAGATAGATAGAGTGACTGTCTAATTGTTTGGTAAAATCATTATGCACCTCAAAATCCATATCACAAATAACACCTCCTATATCTCTTGCTATAAGATATCTAACAAAATCTATCTTATAAATAACAGGGCATTGGTTTAGTATCTCATAAAAATCTTTATCGTAATTCATTAAGTAAATGTTTATACCCTCTCTGTCACACCACTTATTTCTTTTATATCCTTTAATGGTATCCCAACTGTAGTCACATCTAAACCATTCTTTACTCCATCTGTTTTTATCTTGAGGGGCTACTTGATGTATTATGTTAGGCCTATACTCTGTGCCATATGTTTTATTAAATTGTTGAATTGTTTTTTTATCATTTTTTAAACCTACTAATCTGGGTTGACCTTGATTGGGATGGTATGTTTGTCTTTGATTGGTTTTATCATATAGATGATACACACCAGGGAAAGGAATATTAGTTATATCATACCCAGCTAAAAAAGTATTAAAGGTTGCGTATGTTTCTTCAAAATACATATCACCTTTTTGTACGTATATGTCAATGTCCAATACACCTATATCGCTAAAGAAATATCCAGCTGCAATTGTACTTGGTCCTAAGTATTTTTTTTCATCTACGCCTTGAGCTCCAGGCCAAAACCTTCCTTTTTCATCAATTTTATCTATCTTATTTATATAACAAGCATCCCAACTTTTTTTATCTGGCAGGTAATACATAGAAGGAAACCCACTAAATACTACTTTACCCGTATACTCGTCTAAATGAGTCATAAGTTTTTTGTCAAAGTCTTTATCAAATCTCATGTGAGCATCAATCTGTAAATAATATTTATGATGCGGTTGCACATGATTTCGTATTTGCTCTCTAGCCCACACAACACCATTAGTTTTTTTATAACTACTATATACCTCCGTTACATTTGGATAATTTATATTCTCTGGATATTCACTTTGATTAAACACAACAATCTCCAAGTTGTTTTTATTGGCAGAGTTGTCAAGAATACTATCAATAGTTTTACTTAATTCATTATCACAAAAAGATGCTATTGATATAAGAAGCTCAGGATTATTCAATTTATATTATTTTATAATGAACATAAAAATTTCTAAAGAATGCTCCTCCAAACGGCTCGCTTCTTCCATGTTCACAGATAGCTGACTCATATAGTATCATGTCTCCTGGTTGAGCATATACTTTATACCACTCGCCATCGTGTCCTTGAATATCTAAAGGCCAATCATCTGCATATTTTTTATTTTGACATCCACATCTTAGGTCTTTGTCTATTATGATAATAGATGATATATGATGTGTTTCCACCCTATCAACATGTTTTTCTAAGGTTGCTCCTTTTTTGTATGACCTTATGCCGTAGATAAACGAAGGCTCAATGTTCTCATTGTTAATCCAATTTTGATGAGTTGGCAATAATTGTTTATGTATAAGACTTCTTATAGAAGGCAATGCATCAAAAGAAAGCAGTTCAGTTTCTCCACCTTTTATTACGTTTTCTTTTCCTTCAAACACCTCATCCACAGCTTTATCTTTTAAAATATTATATGAGTCATTTATTATATTCCAAACATCTTCTGGACATTTTAATATTTCAAAACCATTCTCAGTAAACTTAGGAATCTGTTCCTTTGATGTAAATATCTTAGGTGTGTTTGTTATTACAGGGTTTGTTTCTTGTTTTATTAAATCAGAAGCTTTAACAACATAAGATTTTTTTTCAGGATTTGGCTCTATAGTTTTTTTTTCAACGACAGCTTCTTTAGAATCATAATACATTTTTTCATCTCCAGCTCCATCCCAACTTTTTTCTCTCCACCAAGAAGTAACAACATACTTTTTACCCTCATCCACAGTAACCCCTTCATGTAAATATTGTTCTTGAACTTTTCCGTCTTTTAAATTATGCCACCACAAAGCTTTGCCTGTTTCGGGTTCTATTGTTTTTTGTAGTGTTGGAAAGTATGTGCCACCCCCTTTATAATCTTCATTAAGATATATCATTAAAGTGTGGGTTCTATTGCCAGATGCTTTACAGTGCATGTCATAGGCAGGGCCACTAAAGAAATCATTATGTGGTTTAAAGTATTGACCGGGTTCGTATAGTTGTCCTTGAAGTGCTTCACCTTTAACAAGTTCCAATCCCAATGTTTCGGATATTTGTTTTTTTATTTTAGACATTACAGGGGTATTCATGTCTAGATTAGATGTGCTTGATGTTCTATGATTAGTAACATCAGTTCGGTCTGTACCCCCTACCACTACTGATGAGCGTGAATGGTTAGCGTCAATCATTTTAATTAATTCTTGACACTCCTGTGGCGTAATATAATTGTGTATTTCCTCCATTTGATTTGATTTAATTTCAAATAAAGTTAATCATAATTATTTAAAATGAAAAACTATGGACAACTTGTAGATGTACATGAAAGTGTAAATGATGAACCATTCCAATATCTATAGAAAATACCAGTGTTATAGTATCCTGCTAAAGCCCCTCTTGTTCCTGCGCTATCCCTGTATAAGTTTGTAGCTGTACAGAAATCGGATGTGTTCATGTAAAAAGTAGTGTATCCACTACAAGTAAAACTTGGAACAGGCGAAGGACCACTCTGGACTATATACTCTAAACTAATAGACGGGTTACTAGGCGTTGGTGTAGGAGCTGGAGTCGGAGCTGGCGTAGGCGTAGGACTCGGTGTTGGCACTGGTGACGGTGATGGTGACGGTGTTGGAGTTGATGCTAAACAAGTAGTACAATTATTATATATAGCTACTGGACTGTTAGAGTTTATTGTACCTACGCTCCCACCATACTCATAACAATGGCCATCAGCCATTTTTACTGATTGTCCTTCTGATAATATAGAAGTTGTAGCCACATTACTGAATGTTCCTGCGCTTCCATCACACCTGTCAATGTTATAATAATACACAGATTGTACGGGAGCTGGGCTTGGACTCGGACTTGGAGTTGGACTCGGACTAGGCGTTGGGCTCGGAGTTGGCGTAGGACTAGGCGTTGGGCTTGGGCTTGGAGCAGTTGGCGTACATGCACCACAACTATTTTGTACTGAAATTGTTGTTACGCTACAATCTGAAACCGTATTTACTGCTATAATTTCCCAACATTTTGTTCCATTAAATCCTGAACCACATGAGCCCCCTCCACCTCCGCTAATTTTAAGAGAAACTCCAATTGCATTAGAAGCGTAAGTTCCTGTTACAGTTACAAATGCCGTTGAACTAGAATTATTACAATCTCTAATTTGAATATTAGTTGTTGGCGTTGGCGTAGGAGCTGGAATCGGACTTGGCGTAGGAGCAACACACGTAGTGATAGCCTGAACAACTCCTGTAGAAAGAATTAAATATTTACTATCAGTCGATTGTGGCAAATAGCCTAATGTATTAGAAATACTAAACCATTCTAATCCTCCATTAAAGACAGTAGTTTTAGATGAATTTGCATATAGTATATCTCCAACTATAATCTGACCTACAGTTGCTCTATCAGAAAATACAAAATAATCTGTTCTAGCATTACACGCATTAGCTTCAGTATAACCTTGTTGTGGTAAACCATTAATATACATTGATGGATTTTCACAACCCAGACAACCTCCAAAACTTGTAAGAGACTCAACACTTATATTTGAACTTGCAGTAGTGGTTTGTGTAAAGCTAAAACATAAATCACTTCCACTTACATTATATCTAACCACACTTGGGAAACTAGCAGTTGTAGTAAGTTTTCTAAATACCTCAGTTGTTGATGTCTGACATTCAGTATATATAGCATAATCATATTGCGGTGTTGCTCCACAAGCTGAACAGCTACTAAATGTAGAATTAAGAACGGCTGAAGAATCAAAAGATGTTGCAGCGTTGTCAATAATTTCCCAACAAGTAGAACCAGTAAACTCTGGGTTTGGTGCGCTAGCTGCGCCCGTTATTTGTATTACAATACCATTAGCTAAAGTTGGCGCTGTTAAACCTGTTACTCTTACTTTGTAAGTTGGAGTCGTAGTGAAACATTCTCTTATTTCCACATCTTGGAAAGTTGCTGCTGTTGGCGTTGGCGTTGGAGCTGGTGTAGGTGTACAATTCACAATTGCGTCTACAACTCCTAGTGCACTAATTAATAAAGCATAGCCACTATCTAAGTTTGGATAATGACCATTTACGTTTGTTACACCATAAAAATTTGTTCCACCATTCCACACATTTGTTAATCCTGAATTAGTGTATATAATATCTCCAGTTTGAATCGAAGCTACATTAGCTCTTGAGGTATACATACTATTAGTTGCTTGCGCAACACACGCAGTAGCTGAGTTTCCTACTCCGTTTCCTACTGTATATGTAGAAAATATTTGTGTACCACTTACAGCAGGCACAGGACTTGGTGTAGGTGTTGGGCTTGGCGATGGACTTGGACTTGGCGTTGTAGCCTCACAAGTAGCACAATCTCCATAAAAATCAGTTATATCATTTGTACTTGTTAATGTGGTTGTTTGTGGGCTTTCATAACAACAAACACCATCTTTTACAACAGCAGGGAACGTACTCCCTGTAACCTTTCTAAATACTTTTGTGCTAGCTCCTCCACACGTTGAAGTACTACAAAGAGTATATTCTCTAAAATCATAAGTAACCGTTGGAACAGGTGTTGGTATTGGACTTGGTGTAGGGCTTGGACTTGGGCCAGGAGCAGGTGTTGTACCACAAGCGGCACAGTCAGCATAACTCACTAAACCATTAACATTTATAGTAGATGTTGAACCAGTGGCTTGAGGGTTGTGATAACAAATACTATTATAAGATACAGATGCTGGAAAAGTTCCTCCTTGAACTATTCTAAATATTTCATTACTACTTACTCCATCACAAGCTGTATACACTCTGTAATCATAAACTACTGGGACTGGTGTTGGAGTAGGCGTTCCACAGTTAGGACAATCATCTTCAGCAAATAATACTCCTGAAGCTTGTTGCCTTACTATTGATTGGTCTGAATACCACCCATCAGGAGCAAAACTAGATAGCGCTGCATCTAAATATAATGCAGTAGCAGTTGAAAAACTTGCTGAGCTATAATAATATGTTCCTGTTGTTGCCATTTACAATTTTACAAAGTTAACCATTTATACTGAACATCTTGAATCTCCACATCCTGATACTTGAACTATTACTTCTCCGTTTTGCCCAGTTCCTCCAACATCATATAAAGACGCACATCCAATTGTTGTTCCAAATTGATATTGAACTTCATCGCCCACAACTATATTTAAAGTTTGATTTGCTTTTAAATATACCGCTTGTAAGCTTACACAATCTATTCCCAAGAAGTAATCATACACTGGTGCTGGTGCTGGCGTTGGCGCTGGTGTAGGGCTTGGCGTTGGCACTGGTGTAAATGTACAATTACAACATGCATCAAATAAACTTGTTGATGAATAACAAAGTTGTTGACCTACTGAATTTCTTAAATCATATATCAAATAAAGTTTGTTTCCATTTGCAGGCAAACCAAATTGAGCGCTATATAATGTTGGCGCTCCACTTGAATTAATAGGGGTAGCTTGAACAGAAGCAGCTAATAAAATATTAATATCCGTAGAATTATTTCCAAACAAAGCATCCGTCCTCAAATATCTAAATTCATTTTCTGTAGGGTCAAATTGGAAATTATCAAAATTTATTTTATTACTTCTCATTGTTATAACAGCACCATTTGGTGGTATAATTCCTGAACCTTGTGGACCTTCTAACTCTCTATATTGAGAAACGATAGGGTCGCTTGGACTAGCTAAAAATGTAACTAAATCAGATTGAGTTGGAGAAACTATCGATGAGTCAGACCAACTAAATTCTGTGTGTGAAAATTGTCCAGAGTTTGCATTTGTTGTAAGCGTTACACTATAAACACTAAACAATTCTTCTTCTGGACATTTTACCGTTACTTGAATTGTATCGTTTACTATTGCATCAGACGAAACAATCATAACAACTTCAGTAGGCGTGGGATTTGGTTTTGGAAATACTAAAGTACCACTTTGATAAACAACACCTGTTGTGTATGTAACACCATCATAGATAGCTTGAATGGTATAACCAGTACCCGAAACCTGTCCTTCAGTTTCAATATCTACTCCTGCTTCCGTAACAACTTGCTGTTCTGTTCCCTCGGTAACTATTAAATCTGTATTCTCAAAAGGAATTACATAATCTATTTCTACATAATACAACTTAGTAGGAGGCCCGATGTCTTCACCTATATCGACACAATACACAAATTCTTGACCAGCAACAATTGTAATGTTTTTTGTTACACCACATGCTGTACATAACTCTGTTTCTGGTTTAACAATTGTGTTTGTTGTAAAAACATATTCTTGCATATAGGGGTCATACCCACCTAATTTTTGTGTAGCCGAAGCTTCAGCAAATAAATCTCTAAACCAGCTTCTCATTCCCTCATTAGAAATCACAGTTAAAACTTCATTCTGAGCTGAACTACCTGTAAGTTTTATAACAACATTTCTTTTTGCATCTGTAAAGTATTTATTCTCACCAAACGTAGCAAAACTTTCAGGGTGATTACTAATACCAAACTCTTCTATTCTTGCAATTTGTGTGCCCAATACTTCTGGAACTGATGTTACCACTCCTCCTCCTGTAGAATCAGATAATAAATTTTTACCTGCAAGAACGTAGGATATTTTATCTTCCTGTAGAGTAAGTACGTCCGTCTCTCTGGCAAATAATATTTCAACATCACCATACGTTTCTTCTAATGGTTTAAAATTAGCTAAACCTAAATTAAACTCATTAAGCCTGTTTACATTTGATTCATCATTAAAAACTCCACTATAAGTTATGTCAGCAAATCTATGCGCAGCTTTGTATTCCTCATTAGATGTTGTAAAAACTCTATTTCCTAAATTAAAAGATTTACCTTTTATTGAATCTCTAATCCTATAACTTTCTACACCATTTCCAAAAGCATAACAATTTGTAAAACCAGGGTTTATTTTAGCAGGCAAAGTAACCGTTTGATTTTGAACATTACCTAAATGAAAACCATTGCTTATATCAAAAGATTCACTGTTTTCATACCAAACGTCAGGCAAAGCATCTGCTGGTTCTGTTTCAAAAACATAAGTAGCTCCATCTCCCCTATACACTGTGAATGAAATTTCAAGCATAGACTCAGTTGCATCCGTGTCACCATAAGAAATAGGACCTGAAGCTAAAAGATATATTAAGTTGTTTCCATTAGAGTCTTGTGTGCTGTCATCCTCATATAATCTGTAGTAAAAATTTTCATTAAAATCTAATGTTGAAGGACTCCCCCCTCCAAAATAAGTAGTAGCGTTCAATTCACCAATGTTTTTACAACCAAGATTTACATTAGGAGTTGTAAAAGGTGGGGCGCTATTGGTTACTTGAGGGCCTACAAAAGTATTATTAATAACTATCTTTTCACCTGGATTTTTAATTCCACTATTTAAAGTGCTAGCAACGTTATCGCCAATAAACCAATTAGCCATATTGGTGTAATTGGTTGATGCAGTAAGCGTTTGCTCTAAGGTGTAATTTTGTCTTCCCCCAGCATTACTTGAGCCCGTTCCGTTTCTTCTTGTTTCAATCCTCATTACAATTCTACTTCCTACAGGCACATCGTATACGTCATAAGTTGAAGTTAAAGGAGCGCTTCTATTTACTGTAGTAAAAAACGGGAATGCTATTGTAGGTATATCACCACTAGTAGTACACGTTTTTTTAATTGGGTCAACAGCAATTACAGCATTAGGGTCTTGTATAGATGAAAAATTAGAAGCGTTTATTTTCATGTACACCCCTCCTATAACATCTACTGCAGTTCCTGCAGCATCAAAAATTGTAATAAATCCGCTTGCTTGAGCTTCTTTTTCTAATACGGTTGCTCTAATACATCTAGTTGTTGGTCCAGTATTGTCAGCCTTTACAATCAATGTATCACCCGCCTCTACTTTAGTAGCATTTTCACCATCTAATAAAAAATAACTTGAACTAGAAACAGTATCTCTATAAGCTATATTACTATATATAGTTTCATAAGTATCTTTTGTAGGCTTTATAACAAACTTATATTTTGTTGCCCAAGCAGGCGCAGGAGAATTTTGAGGTATTTCTACTTGTATAAAGTTTTTACTAGTAGACTGGCTGCATGGTATGTTAATTGAAGCACCTTCTTGAGCAGTACTAACTAAAGCTGTAGATGCACGATTAAAGTCATCCATGTAAACAATTCCAACTTCGTAACCTCTATTACTATGTAAACTCTCAGCATTTCCAGTGTCATTAAATGTAGCACTCTCATTGACAATTCTCCAATAAGCATACCCTGACTGTGAAACATTGTCTCCGTAAAGTCCAGCTAAATTTTGTATGTTTAAAAGAGTTGATGATGTTCCGTTTATTGTTGCTGCTATAGACTCTCCTGCATTAGGCAATACAGCCGTTCCCGAAGTTCTTCCTGTTTGCTGCAAGCTATAAGTAGAATCTAAATTTTCAGGTATTGTTCTGTTAAAAACATCTGTTAAAGTATTTCCAAGACCAGCTTGAGCATTAGCAACAGTTTGTATTGTTCCGTTTACCCCATCAGTTCCTATCTTTTCTTGAAAATCTGTACTTGTAACAAAATTATATACATTTGCATAATCTTCAATTAAAGTATAAGACCACGACATGTCAAATACAGCTGTCGTAGGCGTTGGGTCAACAGCAACACTACCTATTTTTTTAAACTCTATAAATGTAATACCAAAATTAAAATTTAAACGTGTTCCTTTTTTTAATTTAGATTCTCCTTGCACTAATGGACTTAAATCAATATTTAAAATTGAATCAGAAATAGTTGAACTTGAAGATGTGGGTGTGTACGTAAACTGACCAGCACTTGTGTGAGCTTCAGTAGTTATAACTGATATTAATTGTGATTTATAACTAGCTGTAAAATTTAAAGCAAGAGAAGTGCCGTCAGATGTTTTTAAATCATATCCTTCAAAATAATTACCATACATCAATCTGTTACCCATCAACGTTTGAGCTTTAGCTATTTGAGGAACATTGTCATACAATCTTAAAATTTCTGAACTTGGTAATACAGTAAATATTTCTCGATTAGTAAACTCATACTGTAAGTCAGTGTTATTTAAGTTTCCTAAATCTTTTCTTTTATTTAAAGTTTTAATAACCTTTATAGATGAATTATCTGCTTCTTTAAATAATAATTGAATATCTGTAACACTTGAACTACCTGTATTATAAGTAATAGATACAGCGTTATTTTGATTTACCATACCTTCATTCAGATAACTATTAGTAGTAAAGTCAAAATTACCCGGACTAAATGCTGGCTCAGTAAATTGTGATATAGCAGAAAACTCATTGTTAGCATACTTATATCTGTAAGCAAAACATAAAAACTTATCTTCTAAATATGCATCAGTTATACTTGCAACATAATAAGGCACGATTTTAGGAGAGCTTGTTGGAGGTTTCTTAATTACCAATATATCATCTTGGTTAAACACATCCACATTTACTCCCAACAAAGGGTCACCGTAGTTTTGATTAATATTAACTACTCTAGGAGGGTTTGTGTTATCTGTAAAAAATAAAAGATTATCAATTTTATCTACACCTGTAATTAGAAAATTTGGATTAAAATTTAATGTTGTATTAATACCGTTGCCGTCATTTATACTTATTACATGATAAATAAGTTGTCCGGTTTCAACATCAAAAGAAACAATTAAATCTAGTTTACCAGTTGCTCCTTGTGTAAATGCTGGGTCATGAACAAACCAGTACAATGCTAAATTAGCTCCATCTTCAAAAGCACCAATACATCTAGCTTGCGAACTTAATGCTGTGCCATCAATATACTGAAGGGTTGTTAGCGGCAAATTACCTTTAGAATTTTCAACAGCTCCAATCTCAGAATCTTCTGTAGAACCAAGCCTTACATTTACAGCATTTATATACTCTCCATTAGGGACAAGCCTTTCGTCAAGGCTTTTGTTCATTCGGCCCGCTATAAAATTTCTTTGAATGTTTGCCATTTTACTTTATCCACTTATCTTCACCTCTCATATTCATCATTAATCTACTTGGGTGAATGTTACTTAATCTGATTTTAGCATTTCTTAACAAAGCTTGTTTGTTTTTTCTAACCCTGTTAACTATATACTCTTGAACTCCAAATTTACTATTTAATAAAGCATACTGTATATAAGCATAAATATAATCTTCAAATAATTTATTTACACTCATTTTAGAATCATCACCATTTTCCATTCCATCAGATATATATTGTAAAACACATTGTCTATTAGCCATGGTTGAATCAAAATTAATAACACCAGCTTTTTTATCAATTGTAAACGTTGGGTTTATATTAGCTGTTTCCGTGTTTAAACCATATCTAGCTCCAATACGAGAATTGTATATGTCGCCCTCACAATCAACACAATTACCGTTCTCATCAGCTTCATTGTTTTGATTCAAATAAATACTATTTAAAGAACCATCTTTTCTAGCGGCATCTAAAGTTGAACTTACTATAGTTGCGCTATTGTTTGCATCGTATGTAAAAGTAGATGAAGAAGATTGAATAAAAGAAACCGCAGATTGTACTTGTATATTCTCAGTAAGCTCTCTTAAAGTATTTCCTTGAAATAAATAAAGCTTAACCCAATTGACATAATCTGAAGGTAAAACAAATCTTAAGTCATCATAGACAGTAAGCTCTAAATTTTTAATTTCTTTAAAAGCGTCATAGTTTAATTCCTGTATTCCTCGTTTTGCGTGAAATAAAATTTTAAACCTATTAACATTGTTTACTAAACCATGATTCCCAGCATACATTAATTGAAAGTTCTTAACGACATCTTCTAAGCTCACATATTGATACGAGCCCCAATTTTCATCCGTTGGATTAACACCATCATTAGTATAATATTTTCTTTGATTTATATATGCCATAATTATAAATTAGTTTGATTTTGTTGTTGGTCTTCTAATTGTCCAAATTGAAACACATCAGATTCTCTAATTGATATACCAGCGTATTGTAATATTTTAGCCACTAAATTATTAGAGTCATCAATAGGTAATTCAAAGTCTTGATAATCACTTTGCGTTTGGTCAAACAAAGGTTCACCTCCATACAATGTAACATACGTCCATTTTGGGTCTAAAGGGTATCTTATATATTGAGCCTGTATGTCGTTTACATTACTAAATGTATTTGGAAATACGGTTAGCTCACTGGCTTCTTGAACATAAGCTGGAAATGTTGTTGATGGAGAAGTTAAAAGCGAACTGTTTAACATAGTAATTTTACTGTGCGAGACTTTTTCTGCCTCACCTTTTAATGTTCCTCCAGAAAAACAAAGAACTTTATTAAGTAAATAATAATCAGAACCTGTTGTGGATTGAGAAGGTAAAAAATAAACGTTTTGAGTTTTTTGTGTAAGAAACGCAGTTATTGAAAACATATCTATAACTTCTTCATACCCTTTTTTAATATCAGCATATCCTGTTCCTGAAACTCTTGCGTTCTCTTCATTAATTTGCTGATTGTATCTTATAAAATATTCGTCAAAAATATCTAACTGAGCTTGTTTTGCAAATAAATTAAAATCACCTGGAGATATATATCCATAGTTATTCTTGTTGATAATTGCAAGCACAGTATTTCTTACTGAATTTATCATTTGAAAATCTTTTTACAAAGATACATAAAATAAAAAAGCACCCTGATTTGGGTGCTTCTTCTTAATTTAGTACAATACTTAAACTAGTTAAGCATTTACAATACTTGTTACAGCTTTAGGTAAAGCTACAGAATACATAGGGTTTGTCCAACTTGTAACTAAAGCACCTTCAGTGGCATTTAGTATAGTTGTGTAAACATCATGACCAACTTGTGCTGCAGTTGTTACTGTAGTTGCTGTTCCGTCTGCATACTTAATAACAACAGTTGTTGCAGTTGCAGTTGCAGTACCTATTGACTTTATTCCGTTAACACTAATAAGTGCATTAGTAATAGGAGCGTTTGTAATTTTGATAAAT